GTCATAGCAAGTGTAATAAGATCGAGTTTATCCTCGAGTCGGTCTACGATCTCAACGTCACGGATGTTGTAGTCGATGTACTTCTGGTAGTTCTCTTCGTACATGTTCTGCAGTGAGGTAAACTCGTCGTAGGACAACTTACGTTCACCGAGCACGACGTGTGCGATGTGGTCGAGTTTATAGGATTCCTGTGCGCCGTACGTGTAACCGAACTTCTGAAAGAGGTCCATGTAGTCGAGCTGTTGGATACCGTACAGATCGTAGGTATCCATCGACTTGCCCTTCACGCCGATCTGACGATAGTTCACCATCTTCCAAGGTGACATCTTCTTCGTCATGTCCTCGCCGAGCACACGGTGGATACGATTCACGAGATACGGTATGTCAAAGAGTCTGGTGTTCCAACCAGTGACGACGTCAGGTGAGTGACGCTCCGAGTCCCAGTGATCGAGGAAGTTCAGAAGCAGCTGTGCCTCGTTGTCACACTTTCGGTACTCAATCGTCGGCTGCGTATCAAGTTCACACGCCGTCGGATCGTAGTCACCGCAACCCCAGACGTAGTAGGTGTCGTCAATGTTGTTCTTAATGGTGATCGCGGTGATCTCGTGACGAGCCTCCTCAGGGAAAGGGAAGCCGTCGTTGGACTGAACCTCGATGTCGATCGTTGTCACGTTCACGCGTGATCGATCGAAGTCAACGTCACCCGGGAACTTCTCGTACAGGTACTGCGCAAGATAGTTCTCGTTGCCGTACACTGTAAAGTTATCGACCTCGGAGTATTGATTCACGTAGTCACGCGCCTCGCGCATCGTATCAAATACGCGAGGAGCGACGTTGGTGCCGTCAAGCGACCGATAGCCGGTCTCCTTCTGTGACGGCACATAGAGGGTCGGCGAGAACGTTTCTTTACGCGCTACTCGCTGACCCGATTCGTCGTAGCCACGATACAGAATCTTTGATCCGTATCGGTTGACGCAGGTATAGAACTCTGCTGTCATTTACACCTCCATTCACTTTATTGGGTACCATTATATCACAATGCGAGGAAGATGTAAATCAATAATGTGTGGTGATTTGCTGCTTAATATCTAGTGTTTCAATCTTTGAGAACATTCTCTGATACTGTTGGGCGAGTTGCTCGATCGGCTCGGTGACGAACATGACGTCCTTCTCTGCGATCTCAACGCCCTTGGTCGACGCGGTCGAGTACGGAACGAACGGGGCAAGTCCGAGAGAGTTTGATTCAGTAGGGATAAGGATGGCGATGTCGGTGAGCTTATACACCGTACCGTGAGAAGATGTCGACTCCGTGGTCACGGTGCAGATGAGTTCTTCACCGGTGGTGAGGCGCATGATTTTAGTTTCAGGTGAGGACATGATATACTCCAATTTATTATGAATACAGTAGGTTAAGTTCTTCTATCGTTTCCTCGATACGGCCGAAGTCGTATACGTGGAAGCTTGAGTGCGGTCGTAGTTTCTCCACGAGTCTCGATGTGTCGAATCCGTCCAGTGTCATGAACCGAATCACGCCAAAGATGTTACGCACGGGATACTGGATCGATGGTGCGACGCCACAGATCTTCATGTATCGATACAGCCCGTCCCAGTTCGCCTTTGACGGAATGCCGAATCGAGTGGACGGACGGAATCCTTCAAGCTTGTTAGGACTCAGGCAGAGCTGTGTGATTCCACCGTTGAATCGAGAGTACTTATTCATGAGTGTGTCGATCACTGAGTCTGAGTCGGGATACACACCACAGTAGATGCGGAACTTACCGAACTCACGTGCACGCTCGCGTACCTCCTCGTCGCGTGAGTACGGGCCTCGCGGGTGCGATGGGTTGCCGCCGACAACAAGGATGTCCCTTACACCGATGTCACCGAAGTTCTTGAGCTGACGACTCAGCTCAGACTTGCTCTTGATCGAGCGAGCAGCGATGTGTGGTATGACTCGACTCGGGTCTACACCGTACGTATCCGACAGCGTTACGATCGACTTATACGTGACCTTGAGTGAGTTGTCCGACAGGTGTGGTATCGTGATGTAGTCGACCGTATTAACGACCGACTCCGATACCTTTCGCTTCTCTATCTTACTCGGTGTCTGCTCAACGCTTAGGTTTAGACGATTCTGTGAGGAATCTGTGTGTGCCATTTTCCCAATTCTCCTTCACTTGCAGGGCCTCCTGCGCATTACGAACTGTACGGGTCAGTACCGTACCATCCTCTTGTTCAAGCGTTACGGTATAGTACGTTGTGTCCATACCTTCAAGACGGTTGATTCTCGTTGTTGCTCTACGTCCCGACATTATCTATCTCCTCGAGCCGGTGCCTATGTTATATTTTGGTTGCAGTTCCCAGTTATCCTTGTCGCGATAAGAGATGATCTTGATCTGACGTAGAGGTGCCGTGTCGTATATCTGCTCTGGATTCACTGGTTCGACCAGTCCCCAGTCGGACATTAACATCACGATGGTGTTGCGTCGCAGGAGGTCGTTCTCCATTAGATTTGACGGTTTACCATCGAGAAGAAATAGTTCCTTAAAGTGTACGATGAAGTACCGACCCTGCTTGTGCAGGATGTGGCACGACTGAAAGAGCTTGTTCTCACGTCGTGACGCTACACCGATTCGTGTCAGTGTTTCGCGTACCTTGAGGAAGTCGTCGGGTTCCCGCAGATTGACCTCGAGCATCATAGCAGGTGTCCATTCAATGGGACTCTCTTCCGTACTATGTCGTCTTGGCGTTTCCACCGCGGGTGTTTCTTGGTTTGTTATAGCCACCTTTATAGACCCTTTGTTTCAATTCAGTGATTTGATCATTATTCAACAGAGTCAGAACTTGGCGGGCATTCTCATTACTATAACCATAGTATTCCTTCACGGCCTCCATATCATCTAACTCAGTCGGCTTAATCCATTTAGAAAAGCGCTTTCTTTTTCTGATAGTATTTATCAAATATGAATTTTGCAGTCTTGAGTCTATGTGGTGGTTCTTGTTCATTTCATTCGCATGGATAACCGTGTCGTGGAAATACGAAAGCGAACGATTCGTGATGTACGGACTGTACACCTTCTCGAGTAGATCGGAGTGCTCACCGTTCTGATCGACCATGAGATCCTTCTTACCGTAGTTGATCTCATTGACGAACGAGAACGGTGTGAGTCTATCGTCCTTTTTCTTTGCCATTCTCTTTCACCTTCCCATCATTATCAAAGATGCGATCCCAGCCTGAGCGGTACGCATCGTCGTTGGCCTTCGTCCTTCTGCGGTCACCCTTGCCGCCGTGCCACTTACTCGTCATCGGACATCAACTGGCGTATGACGAACTGCATGCGCATTACGTCCATGGCGATGTCGTGGATCGGATCGTGATGGACGAACGAGTCTTCGAGGTCTGGCACCATGAACGAGTTCTTAAGACCTGAGCCGAAGGCAAGACCGTCGATCATTGAGCGCGTATCGCGTACCGACCACCAGTTGTATGCCTCGGGTAGCTTGAGGTCCTTCATGATGTTGTCGAGAAAGATAGGATCGAACGTGTTACCGCGGGTGTATACCTTGTCGAGATCGCTAGGATCACGTACTAGATCCTTGAAGAAACCGGCGATGTCGCGTAGCGGTCGATCCGTCTCGGACTCCTTAAGTAACTCACGTGCCTCCGACGTCTGTGATGCCCACCAGTCGACCGTGGACTTCTCGATCGTACGGTTGTAGTTGGTGACCTGATCGCGTACAGAGAACTTCATGAACTGAGCAGAGTCGAGTAGTTCCTTGTACTCGTATGGCTCGTCCTTGCTAATGAATCGATCCTCGTTAAACCGCAAGCCGGCAACGCAGAGGACCACTCCCTTTCTCTGGTCCTGACTCAGTGTCTCGAAGTCGTATATGATGCAGTCCTTACTCATTTTTCTATCGGTTCCTCTTTCACTACCACCTCACGCAAAACAGGAAAGTTTTCTAGACCCTTTTCAGATATACGAAGTCTAGGAATTGGATGACGCGACAAGGAACAGACCGTACCTCTGACAACCTCTTTAAGTTGCTCAAAAGTTTCGATCTTATCAAAATCAACAACATACTTTACCTGTTCAGGTGGTGTCTGCTGCTCTTTTTTCTTCTTAAAT